AACAATGAGTCCTAGCTTATTAAATAAATTTTTTGATTTCTTTTGAAAGTTTTTGGTCAACTTTTCTCAATTCATCAAGTTTTTTTTCTATCAATCTAATTTCTGCTTTAATAAATTTTTTATCAAGAGAATCCACACTATTGTGTAAATCTCTTAACATCTTATTTATAATTTCTTTGCTTACTCTCATATTGCTCCTTCTCTTATAGTATTTTTTTAAATACCATAAAGCCAACTCAATGAATTGGCTCTAGCTATTTAAATGTTTTTGCAATAATTCCAACTGCTTTCAACTTT